CACCGTCGCCGGTCAGGAAAGCCGGACCGCGGCGCGTTTGATGACGGCTGCGGACCGAAACGCTGCTCTACTCCAAGAGAGCGGATTGCGTATGCCCGCTGCGCTTCCGCGCCAGCGCGAGATAGTTGAGGGGCTTTGGGAACAAGGCGGCGCGGCGGCTGAACGGTCGTTGCAGGCCGGCACCGCAGCCCGCACCGCAGAGCAGCGGCTGGCCAACTTGCAGGCGCAGGGTGTTCAGCCGTTGGACGCGCAGGCTTTGTCTGGCCGGTTCCGGCAGATGGCGTCGCAAGAAGTCAACCAAGCACGGGCCGGCGCGCTTACCCACTTCGCGGACCGGATCGAACAACTGGCCGCCGACAACCGCGGCATCTTGGACGCCGACGACCTGTACGAAATCCGCAAGGAAGCAGGCGGTATCGTGGAAGGCTTGCTGTCGCGCAACACCGCGCCGGCTTCCATCCGCAAGCGCACGGCGGAAGTGGTCGGCGCCATGCGGCCGGTGATCGACGACGCCATCGAAGCTGCGGGCGGTAAGGGCTGGCGCGACTATCTCAACACCTTCTCGACGGGTATGGATGAAGCGCGCCGTATCGAACTGTCGGACTTCGCGCGCAAACTGGCGAACGACCAGCCGGAACAGTTTCAGCGCCTGATGGGCGGCGACCGGCCGGATATTGTCGAGCGGTTCTTCGGCAAAGGCAATTACGACGTGAACGCCGTTCTGGGTCCGAAAGGCGTCGATCTGGGCGGCGGCATATCGCGTGTGCCGGCCGGCCCTTCGCGGCTGCCGGCTATGGGCGGCGTCGCAGAAGAGCTTGGCTTGGACACGTTCATCAAGAACAATATGACCCCCGGCGCCAAGGCGCGGGGGCAAAAGCTGGTCGAACCCCCGACGAATGCGATGGAGCATATCGGCCGCGCGCTGCCATTCGATCTGGGCGCACCTATGGTGCAGGGTTCGCGGGCGTTCCAAGAGCGCGTGATGGAGCCGCGGACTGTGCGGGCGCTGGAGCAGGGCTTCGCCACGCCGCAGGGCGCTTCGGCGCTGCTGAACTTTGAAGGCGCAGGCCAGCGGGGCATCAACCTGCTGGAAGGGTTGTCACCGGACGTGCTGCGCGCGCTGCAACAGTTCGGTGTTCAGACGACCCGCGAAGAACCCTCCTACATGAACCAAGTAAGGCGCTAACGTGACGACCATCGACCAGACCGAAGCACGCTTGAACACGCACGAAGAAGTCTGCGCGCTTCGCTACGACGGGTTATGCGCGCGCCTGAAACGGATTGAAGGGCTTGGCGTTACGGTGGCAGGTGCTATCATCATGCTTCTGGTAAGCATTATCTTGAAGATGAACTGATGGCACAGCTTGGCCCCGTGAAGTATCTGACGATCCATTGCGCCGCGACGCCGGAAGGGCGGCACGTCACGGCGTTGCAGATCGCGGCGTGGGATAAGGCCAAGTTCGGCCAGACCTCCTATCATTGGGTCGTCGAACTGGACGGGCTGGTGGTCCGCACGCTGCGCGAAGACCAGAAGGGCGCGCACGTCGGCGGCCACAACACCGGCAACATCGGCATCTGCTACGTCGGCGGCGTGGACAAGAAACTCAGCCCCAAGGATACGCGCACCGATGCGCAAAAGAAGTCGCTCCTGACGCTCGTTCGGACGTATAAGGAGCGGTATCCCGGCATCATCATTCGCGGCCACCGCGATTGGCCGGGCGTCAATAAGGCTTGCCCATCCTTCGATGTGACGGGCTGGCTGAAGGAAACAGGAGACTGACGATGTTCAGCGCACTCAAGGGTAAGAAGACCTACGGCATCGCCGTTCTGGCGGCCGCTGCGGCAGCAGCCAGCGCACTCGGCTACGAAGTGCCGGAATGGGCATGGCTGCTGCTTAACGCTGCCGGCCTAGGCGCCGTCCGCGACGCTATTAACCGTTAAGCGATCCGCGACCAGTTTGGCGTACCCGGCTATGTCGATCCACGAATCGTCATAGTTCGGGTCGCCATTCAGGATACGCCCGATCTTGTGGGCGATCATTTCCAACGCCTCTTTCTGATCGTCGAGCAGAACGTCCCAGTTCTGCGTCGCCACCAGCACTTCCTTCAGCCTCTGCGTGATGCGTGCGTGGCTGCGGAACTCGCCGTAACGGCTCCCGCGCTGCGACAGTGTGGCTGCGATGTCGGTCATTTCGATACCCTTTCCATGATTTCCGCCCGCTCCCGCGTCGTCCGCAGCGCAGACAGGCGTTGATGCAGACGCTTGGCGATTACCGGCCGGCGGCCGACAACCATTTCCTCATCCAGCAGTTCCTGCACCTGCGCTTCCGTCAGGTCAGGCAGGCGCGCGTTCAGCGCGCGCCAACTCAGGCTAGCCATTCTTCAATACTCCGTGGTTGGCAAATTCGCCGTGACTATCACGTTGTGCCGCTGCGATTGCGGCTGCTGCTGCATCTATCGTGCTGAAATACCCTAGACGTTTTCGCTGCCCGTTGACGCGTATTTGCGCAGTCCACCGTTTAGTGGGTGCATACCAACTAACACCTTTTACGCCAGAAGTGTTGTCTTTACGCTTTCGCGCGTTCCATTGATTTTGCGCACGCGTAGCGGACCGGAGGTTTTCTATCCGGTTGTTGGTAGGGTCTGTGTCTATGTGATCTATCTCATCGGGCAACCACCCGTGGTGGAACAAAAATATCAGCCGATGCGCGAACATAAGCTTACCGTCCACATTGATTACGCAGCGGCCGTTGTCAGAGCGGCAATACCCCGCGGCGCTGCCGACGCGTGTTCTATTCGACCGACTAACACGCCAGCGTAAGACGCCGTCGCAGTATGTGAATAATTCTTTTACGTAGTCTTGTGTCATACCCGTAGTTCTTCCAAGGCAATGTCTGATACGGCGCGCTTCTCATGCAGCGCCGCCCAGATGCGTTCGTCGATGCTCTTGTCCGTCAACATGACGTAGACCCAAACGGCGTGCTTCTGCCCTCCGCGGTGCAGCCGCCCGACGGCTTGTTCGTAAAGTTCCAGCGACCACGGCAGCGACAGGAACACCATGTGCTGCTGGCCTTGCAGGTTGATGCCGTGGCCGAACGACTTGGGGTGCGCCGCCAGCAACGGTATCTCGCCGCGGTTCCAACGGTCCACGACGTTGTCGTCGTCCGATGTCTGGATGTGCGGATAGCGGCGGCGCAGTTCGGCCAGTTCTTCCTGATACGAATACCAGATCAGGGTGTTGGCCTGCTGGTTTTCCGCCAGCAGTTCGTCCAGCCGGTCAAACTTGTGGCTGCTGAACCAATGCACCGGCTGACCGCCTTCGCGGTTGTAGACGAAGCCAGACGCCATCTGTTGCAGCTTGGTCGTCACCGACGCCGCGTTCTGCGCGATCACGCGGTCGGCGCCGAAGCGGGCGACGTAATCGCGCTTCATCTTTTCGTAAGGGTCGCGGTCGTGCATCCCGCAGCGCAGTTCGACCGTGTGGCAGGGCGGCAGCTTGTCGGCATACTCGCCCGCTTCCAGCACGAAGGTGGCGGGCTTGATGCGCGCCATCACCTGCTCCAGCGCGCCGGCTGCCGGCGTCCACTGGCCAAAGTCGCGGTTGATGCAGATGAAATACTGCTGGAGGAACGCGCCCTTGGCCCGGCCCAGCAGCGATTGGTCGATGATCTTGCACTGGCCGAACACGTCTTCCAGACCGTTCGACGTGAACGACCCGGTCAGACCCCAGCGGATCGGTATCTTGTCGATCAGCTTTTCCAGCGCCTTGAACCGCTTGCCCGACGGGTTCTTCAGCCGGGTCAGTTCGTCGAACACGATCCCGTCGAAGCCGTCCAGCGTCTTCAGCTTGTCCAGATTGTCGTAGTTGATGACGACGACCTGCGCATCGCCGGCCAACGCCGCCGCGCGCTGCGCTGGCGGCCCCGCAGCAAGCGCAGGGGTGAAGCGCACCCACTTCAGCGCCTCCATAGGCCATACGGCGGTGCAGACGCGCTTAGGTGCCACCACAAGCCAACGCCGGACGTATCCGTCGTCCAGCATGGCCTGCATGGCGGTCAGGGCGATGGCCGTCTTGCCTGCGCCGACCGACGCGAGGATCATCGCCCGGTCGCGCTCATACAGAAAGTCGGCAGCGACGTTCTGGTATGGCCTTAACGAAAGCGCGTCAGCCATGCGTCCACATCCTCCTTCGACCACAGACAGGCGTAGTGCTGCCGGGTGTGTTCCATTTCTTCCGCGAAGATTTCCTGCAACGCCGACAGCCGGCCGCCGGGCTTCTTCAGTTCGACGAACCAGCATTCGCCGTTCGCCATACAGGCGATGCGGTCGGCCACGCCGCTCTGCGACACGCTGCGGAACTTGTACGCCTTCCCGCCCAGCGTCGCGACGCAGCGGACGAAATACGTCTCGATTTCTTTTTCAGTCACGGCAAATCTCGACCACTTTGCGGCATTGCGCGACGTTAAACATCTCCATGTGGCAGTCCTCGGTGCGGACACCCATTTGCGTAGCTAACCATTTATACGCTGCCGTTCGGGTAAATTTACCCGACTTCCATAATGGGTCAAACGCCGCGTGCGCTTCACCGCGCGCGACTGCCACATCGGTGCTTAAATTGCGCGCCAACTGCCGCAATGCTTCGATTTCTTTCTCTGTCATGCGGCGGTGGTAGCTGTGTAAAAAAATGTTGTCCAGCCCTTGCACAAACTTTTGTGACGTGTATTCTGGCGGTCCAACAACGGTAAAGTGAACTTCGATATGCAACACAGCAAGATCGTTGGCGGGTCTACCGCCAAGCGCGTCATCAACTGCCCCGGCAGTGTGGCGCTGGTGGACAAGATGCCGCCGAAGCCCAGCAGCAGCTACGCCGACACCGGCACCCTGCTGCACGACACGATTGCGGACATTCTGGACAAGGGCCAGAAGCCGGCCGATCATCTGGGCCGCAAGCACGAAGACATCGTGCTGACGCAAGACCTGATCGACGACAAGCTGCTGCCGGCTCTGGCGGCGCTGGATGAAGTCGATCCGAAGGGGGAACTGGTTTATGCGGTCGAAAGCCGGGTGGGCTTTGGCGATCTGTTGCCTGACGTGTTTGGGTCTACTGATCTTCTTGGCCGGATTGGCGCTAGAGCTATCGTGCTGGATTGGAAGTTTGGCGATGGCGTTGCGGTCGAAGTGGAAGAGAACGAGCAGCTTCTCTTCTACGCTGCGGCGGCTATGCGAACGCCGGAAACGGCATGGGCTTTCAAGGACGCCACCGAAGTCGAAATGATTATCGTCCAGCCGCCCAGCGTGAAGCGGTGGGTGACGACGATTGACCGGGTGAAGGCGTTTGAGAAGGAACTGGCCGGCGCGGTCAAGGTCGCGCTGAAGCCTGACGCGCCGCTGAAGGCGGGCGACCACTGCAAGTGGTGCGCCGCCAAGCCGGTCTGCCCGATTATGACGGGCGCGGTGGACCGGCTGCTGAAGGAGAAGGTCGATGCGCTGCCGGTCGAGCAGATTGCGCACTACATGGACCAACTGCCGATCATCGAAGGGTTCCTGAAAGACCTTCAACAGTTGGCGCACGGCCTGATCGAAGAAGGCAAGACCGTCCCCGGCTGGAAGCTGGTCAACAAGCGCGCAACGCGCAAGTGGACCGACGAGGAAAAGGCCGTAGCGTTCCTGACCAGCGTAGGCGTGGAGGCATGGGGCGAACCCAAGCCTGTGTCGCCAGCGCAGGCGGAGAAGGCGCTGAAGGGCGCCAAGATCGAATTGCCGGCTGACCTTGTGGTCGCCGTCTCAAGTGGTAGCACGCTGGCTCCGGAGAGCGATCCCCGGCCCGCCGTGTTGCAAATCGGCCATACGCTTGCGAAGGCGATGGCTAAAATCCAGTAACGAAGAAGGAACAATATCATGTCCAATATCACTGCATTCGCTGGCGCTAACCTGCCTTCCGTCGCCTCGCTGTCGTCCGCGCTGCGCTCCATCAAGGACGAAGTCGGCGGCAACGGCGCGGTCATCCTCAAGATGGACAAGACCGGCCATTGGGTGTTCGGCGCGGACCAGACCGAAGTCGAAGATGACAGCGTCTGGGCCGTCAATCCGTTCTCGTTCGTTCACGGCTATATTGCTTGGGGCGACGGTGAAGTGCTGGCCGAAAAGATGGTCAGCGTTTCGGAACCGCTGCCCGACATGGACGCGGCACCGTCCGCTGCCAAGCGTGGCTGGGAAATGCAGGTCGGCATGATGCTGGCTTGCACCAACGGCGAAGACGAAGGTCTTCAGGTCCGCTATTCGGCCACGTCGGTCGGTGGCAAGAAGGCTGTGCAGGCGCTGGCCATTGCCATCGCTGAACAGGTGGACAAGGATCAGACCAAGCCGGTGCCGATGGTGACGCTCAAGAAGGAGCATTACCAGCACAAGTCCTACGGCCGTATCTATACCCCGGTCTTCGCGATCAGCGAATGGGCGGGTATGGACGGCGCTGGGGCGTCTGCCGAAGCTGTGGAAGACGTTGCCGATAACGAAGAAACGGGCGCTGACGAAGCACCGCGTCGTCGTCGTCGCAGCGTAGCTTAACAGGCGCGTGAAAGCCGGGGCGCTGCTGGTTTACCGGCAGTAGGTTACAGGCCGTGCCCCGGTGAGTAGCGGAAGAAGTGAGGGCAGCATGGAAATCTGGAAGGACATACCCGGCTATGAAGGGTGCTACCAAGTTAGCAACGAAGGCCGCGTCAGATCGTTAGACCGCGCCATTACGCAGATGTCGCGTTGGGGCGCACTATACACGAAAATTGTCGGCGGCGTTGACCTTCGCCCCGGACGTATGACTGCGGGCCATTTGTCAGTATCTTTGGGGCGGAATAACTCCCAGTGTGTGCATAAGCTTGTCTTATTGGCGTTTGTCGGCCCCGCGCCGGAAGGGCATGAATGTCTACATCAAAACGGCGATCCGTCAGATAATAGGCTTGAGAACCTTCGCTGGGGTACGCGCGGCGACAACATCCGCGACGCAATTCGTCACGGCACTTGGCTGACGCCAGCACGTTTGGCCGCGCTTGATAAAGGTCGGGCAACGCGATGGGGTCGTAAATGACTGTTTTATATTGTGATTTTGAAACCCGGAGCCGCTGCGACCTACGCAGCCGCGGCGTTTACAATTACGCGCAGGACGCCAGCACCGACGTGCTGTGCCTGTCCTACGCCTTCGACGACGAAGACGTTCGGACGTGGCTGCCGGGGCAGCCT